TCTTGTTTGATTCCTCTACACTTAACACAGTTGTGCTGTGATTCCACAACTACAGCTACTCCTCTGTTTCCAACACACAATTTATCAATGTGATCATGAATTTGTTTTGTTAACGACTCTTGAATATTTGGTCTACGTGAGTAGAAGTCAACGATACGATTTAACTTACTCAATCCTACAACTAAATCTGTTTTCTCTTTACCTGGAATGTATGCTACGTGAGCTACTCCTGAGAATGTTAAGTTGTGATGTGCACACATACTCATTACTGGTATACGTGTTTGGCAAATTAATCCTGTATATCCTTCGTCATTTGGAAATGCTGTTACTTCTGGCTCTGGATTGATTGATCCTGCGATCAAGTCATTAACCCATGCCTTAGCTACACGATGTGGTGTACGATCACTATGTGGATCTGCTTTCCAATCAAATCCTAATGCTGTCAAGAACTCACCGTAATACTTTGCAGCTTGTTCGATCATTTGTTGTTTCTCCTCAGATGTACGAGGCATGTTGCCATTGGCTTTTTTAAGTAATTCCATATAATTATATTTTCTTTTGTTCCTTTAATATACTAAATAATTCTGACAATCCCAACAGATTGTCTCTTTTTTCTGCCTCTTCAAATGATAAACTATCTTTAGCATCGTTACGAGCTTCGAACCTACGTTTACGTTCTTGTTGATCAACCTCTAACCAAAGATACTCTAGCTCTACATTAGGTAAGTTAGTACTCATCCATTGTTCTATTTGAGCAAGAATAGTGTACTGTCTAATTCCATCTACGATAAAGTACTGAGGTAGTTCATCTACGAATGTATGCATCATGTGAATCTCCTCTATAATCTCATCTGCAATACGAGTATCTAAGTGCTTTGAATTCTGAAGTATCTCTCTGTCTTCAGATTGCATCAACCTCTTTACTACATTAGAAACTGTCAATCGTACTGATTGTTGTCCTACGTCAAATGTGCTCTTACCTGAGCATATCTCACCAAATAAAAATAATACCTTCATTATACTTTCTCTACTTTAGCTCCGTTCTCATAGTCCTCCCAAACCTCAACCCATTCACAATCGAACTTCTCTAGAATCTCACGTGCTAACATCTCACATGATCTAGGTCCAAACTCTAAGGTTCTAGTATTACTATCGTAGTACTTCTTAGTTAGGTATGCTACAATATCTCTCTTGAACATGATAAACTCAACATCTCTATCATCATGGTTAACTACCTTGCTAACTGTGAAGTGGAACATATGTCTGTGTCTATCTGCTAGGAATGCTACTTCTGGGAATAGCTCAGCTGCTTTAGGGAAGTTGTGGCAAGCATCTACTGCTAACTTAACTATTACTGTTGTCTTTGTTCTCATAACTTAATTTTACTTATTATTTTTTAAATTTGCAACAATCAAAATGCCATCGATACATTATGGATCTCCTACCCCTCTTAGTGCAGTGTGGACATTGTACTTCTGGATTGGCTTGTTCTCTTTTTGTTATTTGGTTTGCCCTGTACTCCGGATCTTCCCATAGCTTCTTTACTGACTCTCTGATTTTTTGCTGCACCTCTGGTCTCTGTGATACGTTTTCTTCTGTTTGTTTTTTACTAACAGTACTATATCCTCCGTTTGCGTGCCTAGTTGCTTGCCTCTTTTTGATGGACTCTTCTGTTGTATACCCTCCAACTCTACCTCCTAAGTGGGAATTATATCCCATATCATAACTATTGTACTCTTTTATGAGTTCAATCTCTCGCTGATTTGCTCTTTGTCGGTCTGTACATGTCTCTAACACAGTCCACTCAAAGTTGTCCATCCCATGAGCTTCTAGAGCTTTGTGGAACCTAGTATTACTAGCTGTAAGATGCTCTTGCACTCTTTTCTCTAAAGATCGATTAGTTTGTCCAATGTAGCACTTACCATTGGCTTTATTTAGTGCTCTATATAGTAGTATCTCCATACTTATAAATAGGCACAAAAAACCATTGACCGTCTTATTTTACATCCTTTTTCCCCATCCATTGCCCATCATACAACTCTGCATCATTGTTATCCAAGATGATGATCTGAGCTACTCTTGCTCCTACTTCAATAGTAATTGGTTGTGTGGTGATCATAACTGCTCCCATTTCCTCTACCTCAAATCCTGGATCGTATACTCCTGATGTAATAGTTGCTCCGCATCTTAGTATACTTGATCTGTGTCTAATGAATGCTGTCTTGTTACTTGGTAGTTTAACTCCTTGTTCGAAAGTAATGCTGTAGGTATCTGGAGCTAGTTCGTAAACCTGTTTGCCTTTCTGTGTTGTAATTATTTCGTCAGTGTAAGAAAGCACTTCTGTCTTATCAGCAAAAACTGATCCTCCATGTATTCTTTTTATTGACTTTAGTGTTAGGTCATAACCTACTTGAGCCTTAGCTCCTTTGCCATTTGTCTGTAGAAGTTGTTCTACTTGTTGTGCGTTGTTTAACATAACTATTTACTTTTTCATTAATATACAAAATTGCCTCCGAAGAGGCAACTTTTTTATTCAATTACTTTAATAATCTTAGACTGAACTACTCTGATTACTTCAAAGTTTGATTCTCCTTCAAAGTCCTTATAGATCTTAGCTTCAGCTTCTGTAGCTGATACTGCATCTACTAAGTATTGTTCATTCGTTCTTTGAATACGACCTTTGTCGGTTTCATGTTGTAGCTGTACGGTTACTATCCAATATCCCATGTTTGTGTTTATTTAGTTATTATTTTTTTAAATAATCTTGAATTGCTTCTGCATCTTTTCTCTCCCAAGGATACACTAACCACTCATCTCCTACCTCTTCTCCAAAGAATGTTGGTTTGAACTTAGCAGTTGGTTTGTGATGCAGTACTGCTGTAAATGGAGTTACAATTCCTAATAACGTCTCTCCCGAATCACAAATGTCATCTACTACCAATGTGTGTATGTTAATAGATTCTACGTAAGGTATGTTTAGTTTATGTGAGATAAGTACTGCTGGGATTAGTCCTCCTCTTTTCAATCCTGTTACAGATTTTATTTCGAGCTTACTATTCTCAATCTGCTTACACACCCTATCTACGCTGTCGGTAATATCATCCCAACTTAGGTATAGTTTATTATCTACTTTTAGTGCCATGTCTAGTTACATTTAAGTTGGTAATCCGCAAAGGTTGGTTTTGTAGGCGGTTCATTTTTAAAGTAAAAACAAAGTGTTTTAGCTTTTGTTTTAATTGTTTTACGGAAAGCGGAAGGGATAGCTGCACCTGAAGCCACTCGTCTGGGATTGTTGTCGAAGATTACTCTAACCTCTACTGCTACAGGTCCTTCTGTAACTGCTAATAGTCTTTCGTAGTCTTCAAGTAACCTCCAGTGTACCCTATTTAAACGTTCGTGTTGTAATGTGCAATTCAAATAAGAGAATGTCTTTAGTAACATATCTCTTGTACAGCTAAAGTCTGCTGCAGGAGCTACGTGTCCTTTATCCCATTCGTTCTTCTCATAGTCCTTTGCATCGGATGTCTTGTATCCTTTAACTG